CTTTGTAGCCGCATCTTGTAAACCTTCTACATTAGCTGTCGCCCAATTTGCTACAGCAGGTGTTAAGTCATTTTGAAGAGCAGATACAATTTGTCCTAGTTCTGTAGATGCAGGGTTTCTATTGCTTTTAGGTGCACCTTTAAATCCTGCACCTAGATACTTGTTTGTTACTTGTGATTTATATGCCATTATGATTTTTTCTTCCTCGTATATACTCCATTATTTCGTCTTTTATTTTCTTCAACAGCATAATTAATTCCTGCTGAAGCAATTTGCATACTTGTACCAAGTAGACTAGGTTGAGTAGGAGAAGTAAGACTACTATATCCTTTAACCATATGAGCGTATGCTTCGTGTTCTTGATGTTGTAATGTAGTCATATCTTTAGTAAATTGGAAACCAACATAGTTTAAATCATTATCAGCTACACCACCAACAGATTGCACAGCTCTAAGAGGATTACCAAATCCTAAATTTAATGCTGTTGCTATATCTAAGGCTTTTTTCTGTTTAATTTTAAATTCTTCTAATGCTTTTTCTCTAACAGCATTTCCTGATTCATTATCAATTTTAGATAAATCGTACAAATAAGATTCATTATAATGACCCATAGCCACTTTATTATCTGTGGCGTGTTGTTTAGCGACATTCTTTTGGTTTTGATAGTTTAAGACTGTACTTGCCACAGTCATTATAACTTGTGCTTCGGGACTACACATTATTTTTTATTTGTTTCCTTTATCATTAATAAGAAGGGCAATTTCCCCACTCCATATTGTTTAATTTCTTCTTTAGCTTCAAAGCCTAAAAATTGAAGCCATTTTAATGACTTCCAATTTCGCCTATCCACCCAGTTGTATATATAAGTATATCCTTCACTCATTTGTGATACCCAGTAAGGACATTCTTTTATAAATTGTTTTGTATGTTTAAATAAATCTTCACTTGATAATAACCAAGCTATTCCATATTCAGGGTCTTTTGTAGGAGCAACCCCAAACATACCTATAACTCCTTCATTAACTGTTCCTATAATTGTATAGCTTCTACTTTTTTTATAAGTGAAAGGTATAACAAGAGCTTCTAAAGGCGATGAACCATTTGATGCTCTTATCTCTTCCCTATCTGCTATACGCATTTTAGGTGCTAATTGTATTGCGTCAGCTAATATCGCAGGACGCACATAGTTTTCTTTTTCCATTATATCCTATTTGCTCGGTTATGATAATAACCTTCTACTTCAGCACTTGCTACATACATAGGTAAGTGTGAACTAGATTTAATGTCAAAAGTAAAATCGGTATTTCTACATTGTATTGGTACTTTAATTGTTCCTGAGTGTAATGCAGGAGCACCAATGGTACTTCCTGAAGTTCCAAGAACATATCCGTTCATTACAGTTGTAGATGTACTTCTGTTTTCAGGTGTAACTTCTGCTGTGAAGAATCCTGAGTTTTCGTAAGTTAATGCTATATTTCTAATTTGATAACGACCTGTAGTTACTGCTAAAAGTCCTCTCCCAGTATTTTCTCTAACATACTGAGGAGATAATGTATACTTAGATTCGTAAGGTGTTCCTATCCATAAGTTAGTATGATTACCAACTAACGTATAAGAAGGAGCAACAAAATTTGTAACAGCTAATCTTACAGGGTCAGAAGAAGTCACAGTTAAATTTGAATCTCCTGCCACTGCTCTTGTAACTGTAATAATGGGTGTTCCACCCGCAGGATTTGGAGCTGAATATCCTGCTAAATTATTAATACCAAGAACTCCACCACTTCCTACAGCAATATTATCTGCTACATCATCATTCGTTCTTGAACCACCAACTGAAAATTCTAAAGCTGGAGCAGGGTCACTATTTGTAGCTGTCATAGTTGTAGATACACCTGCGTTATCTGTAATTGTTATGGTACTACCTACTGCAATATTTGCCGCATCTGAAACTGTAATTGTGCAAGTTGCATTTGAAGCAGAAGTTAAAGCATAATCTGTTCCATCAGTTTTATCAACTGCCATTAATCCTGTCTTAGCTCCATAAGGAGAAGTTAAAGTTGTTAAATCAGTGCCACTTGAATATGTACCTGTTACTGATACCATCTTGTCAAGATATATACCAAAACCTAATGTTGCATCTTTTAAATTTCTTAAATCTACTTTAAATAATTTTGTTGTTTGTCCTTCAGCCGTAAATAAATAAACATTACTTTCTATTGAAAATCCACCAAGTATTTTAACACCTGCAAATTCCCATTTAGACCAAGCGGTTTGTACTTTTTCACCACCATCAAAGAAATATTTATATATATACATCGTATCAGCATTAGTTGCTGTTACATCTGAACTTGCTGAATAAGGTGCAACCTGTGCATCTGCTGTATCAGAACATAAAATTGCTAGACAATCCTCAACTGTATTACTTATAATTTGATAAGCATTAGTTGGAATTAATGTTTGTACTGAAACTGAAATATCTAAACCATCATTTGTTAATGTATCATCATCAGAATAGTATTCTCTTATTGCTGTATTATTTGTTCTTGCTTGAGCAAAGTATGCAAACTTTCCTGCCGCTACAGGTCTTACATTATCATCGTGTTCAAAACTTGAGACTTCATTTAAGATAGCCGTAGTTGGACTGATTGTATCTCCTGCGTGGTCAAGTTTATATTGAGCTGTATCAGAGAATAATAATAATGTTTCATTAAATCCTACTGAATTTTTCAATGTATTAACTTGTGTTCCTGAAGCCGCTATATCAATAGGGTCAGTATCTAAAACTTGTGTAACTGTTGTAGCAAAGAAATTAAAATAACTAGCATTTTCTGCTAGAATTAAATTCTCTCCTGATAAAATTCCTAATCTGTTTTTATAAAAAGTTAAATTCTGTATTGTTTTACCTACAAATGAAGGGTCAGGATTTGTGTCTGTAGAATTTCCACAACTTCTATCTACCCAATCTAATTTTTTAAATGTAAATGTACCATCATTATTATTAATTAATGCGTGAGGCATTGTAGTATCTGTTAAACCTAAACTTGTAGCAGGAGCTAATGTTTCAGTCCACACACCTGTTCCATCAAATTTAACATAGTAATCAGAAAGAGTATCTCCTTCATCACCTGTTACTATTATAATTGTTCCTTCTTTTCCATAGTAAGGTAATTTTGTAAAATCTTGTATTGTATCTTTAATCCCATACATCGCTGTATTACCTGAACCATCAGATGTACTTAATGTATAAGTTTTAGCTTGGTTAATAATTTTTCCATAAATAACAGAATCAAATTGTTCAAAAGTAAAATAAGTAGTTATATCAGAAAAGTTTGCTAAACCTGATGTTGAAGATAAAGTTGCTCCTGTATCTGTTCTTACTGTTTTAAAAGCAATTCCATCTGCACTTGAATTATAATGGGTACTTGCAGTACCATACATTAATATATCTACTATTTTATTTGTATCTCTATATTTACTATCTGTAGCCGCATCATTTCCTGTAGGGATTTGAAATACAACTTCTACTTCATAAGCCCAATCTTCGTGTTTTAATGCTACTTTATATTCTCTACCATAATTTGTTGATTTACAGTAAACGTGAAACTCCTCTATTTTTGCCGCAGATAAGTTAGTATCAGCAGTGGGAATAATAGACTTATTAACAACAAAGGTGTAATCAGCAATATTAACCATACGAAAATCAGCTTTAGGATTAGTAGTATTAAGATATGTATTTCCATCAGGATAACTGACAGTTTTTTCATTACCTGCCAAATCGTAGACTTTAACTCCATTGTCATAGAACGCACAAATGTAACGATTTGATTCATCTCTTTGAATATTCCATATTTTAGTTGTATTAGGAAAGACATTAGTTGAATCTAATGTAGCGACATATTCTAAAGGTGGTCTCTTTGATAATCCATCTACAATATTATTTTGGAAATTAACTTGGTCTTGACCTTGATTAATTCCTCTTTGAGATGGAGTTTGTTGAGACATACCATTTAGAAAATTAGGTATAGATTGTGAAACAACGCCGCCCATTAATAAGTCCTTCTAGTCCGATTTATTATTGAAAAAGTATTAGTATCTCCTTCTAAAATATTTGCATCAGCACTTCTGCTATCCGCTTGTCTAAAAGAAGATAATGCTTCTTGTTCATCAGCTCCCGCCAATTCAGTAATTCCTTTGTCTCCAATATATCTTGAAGCAAAACGTCTCGCTGATTTAGCGGCTATGTATTGCCTTGCGTATTCAGGGAGTTGTTCAAATTGTTGGACTAAGACTAAGTCCACTGTAGGTAGGGTTGTGCCTGTGCCAAATACATCTGTATGATTATCCATATCGTATAAATAACCATTACGAATGACCAAGTTTTTATCTCGGTATTGTGCAGATGCGTCTGCTTGAACACAGTTAGATGGTAGAGGTACTTTATTATCAGTATCTCTTGTTAATGTATAAGCATAATGAGTGTTGAAATTCCACCCCATAGACTGAACTGACATAGTTGTTTCATCTAAAATATTTTTAGCGACAGATACATCGGTAGTTACTGTGCCTGTAATTGCGTTTACAGGAGCTTCGCCAATAACTGAAAGCATCTGATTAACTGTTTGTAATTCAGTAGTCGGTGTAATTTGTGTTGCCATCGTCTATACTATTATTGCTATTACTAAGATTACTCCAAAAACCATAACAACTTTTTTGTGTTCAGTCCAAAAGTGTTTTGTTTCAAGAGCTATTGCGTTTATTTTATCTAGCATATTATTTATTATATCCTCTTTGTTAAATTAACTAGAGGGGATTTAACTCCCCCCTAGACTTTCTATTAAGATATTTTGATTGTCTTTTCTTTCTTATCTTCAGGTAAATCCTGAATCAAAGAAATGTTTAGAACACCATCTTCTAACTTAACTTCTTTTACTTCCGTAAATTCAGCAAGTTTAAATGAT